GCCACAACGACAAAAAGAATCGTATAGACAGAAAACCACTACATTACAAAAGGTGAGTCTAGCTGAGCTAGGGACAGCGCGAAACCGCAGCGCCCTTGCCCGGGCCATTAGGGGCTCACCACAGCTCGACATGGTAATTAACCAAACGGCTGGTGAAAAAGTGATTTTTAGAGAGAAAGAGAGTGAAGCCAACAAAAGAATACTAACGCTTCAAGCTTTTAGGGCCAAAAGCATCAGTGTCGATGTGGCGAAGGACGGGTTGATCAACTGGCTGAGAATCATCTCCAGGATCTTCTCTAACTTCGTCCTTACTATTGAGGAGTGTGGGGTACCGACCAACCCAGCCACCACGACTAGTGTAGCCGTAGGGCATTGATGTGATGAGCAGATTGCCGGTGGTGGTGCCGACGATTGTGAGTCCAAGGGTCCATGTTGCAGGCGCTGAAGAATTCGCGTTAGGGACCTCAAGGATGAGAGTTTGATTGTAACCAGCGGTGGCATTGCCGGAAAAGTCTGTGCCTGTACCACCGTTCCACTGATTAGATTGGGTGCACCCGGAAAACAATTGAGCACCGAAAGTGCATGATGTGCCAGCATTCACGCAATAGGAAATCGCGTAAACACCGGGAGCATTGAAAAGGATGACACCACCAGTTTGTATAGTTATAGCTGGTGGGTTGGGTGAAAATGCCGGGACAGTAGCATTGCCGAATTCATTAGCGGAAGTGACGCCACTAAGCGCATAGGAGCACCCAGGGCTACCACTAGGGGAGCCATTCACGACCGGGGAAAAGAACTCAACATCGTACGACATATACACCTTGCCCCACAAAGTGTTGCCGGTGGTCGACCCGGTGGTGGCCAGGAGGATCTTGCCACCATTGACGGTGTTATCTTCTTGAATGTCAGTTTCACCAGTGGTGCGAACGTACTTGCGGGTCATGCCACCCATCATGGATTTGGGATCAAGCTCAAGATCGAAAGTTTCCCAAGCAGCGCCATCAACTGCGACTTGGTAATTGGACATTTCGGTTTCAAACTGAGGGGTTGTAGAAGATCCGGATTGAGGGTCAACAGCCATGAGAAAAGACCCACTGGTCGATGAAGAAACACGCGGAACGTAGTACATCCGGGCCTTGAGCAAATTCCACTGGGAATAATTTTGGGCAATATTGGCGAGCCAAGTGAAGACGATGGAATTGCCAGGATTGAAATCTTCATAAGTACACTGAAACTCGGAAACTCCAATGACGTACGTAATCAACTCAGTGTGGCGAACACAATTGTTGCCTCTACTGTTGACATACAGGACGGGCTTGATGTTATGGAAATCCCGGGTTTTTGTGACGGGGGCAGAACGGGAACGGAGCTGCGAGAGACCGAGAGGCCTAGCGATGCGCATGACGCTTGTGAGTGCGCGTCGTGCGACATTCTTGCGTTTGCGTGGAAATTTTGTACCAACTCGAATTTTGCGTGGCATAGCTACTTGGGAAATCTTTCTGGC